CACGACCACTAAATTGAATATCATCATAGTCTGCGTCTTGTATGTATATTGAATCGCCTGGTTGTAAGAAACCTGCGTTTAATCCAGTTTTAAATGATACTATTTCAGTATCAAGTTTCTCTGAGAATAAATGGAACTTACCATATCTATGTGCTTGTCCCTGTGAAGTACAACCAAATGCTACTGTTTCTTTTGGAATAATTTTACCTATTCTTGCAATCTCATCATAGTCTTCTACAATTTCTACTGCTTGTTTGTAGTGATTATCTGGGTCATTCCAAGTTACACGAATTTGATTTGATCTAAATCTTTGTGAAGATGAACTGTATGTAAACATTCCATCAATAACATTACCTTTTGTAAAGGTATAAACAGGACTTTTTTCCTGCATGGCGGCTAAAGTTATTTGTCCATTTTTCCAGACTAAGATTCCTCTAAATAAAGTTAGGAAATCTTTAACAACTTTTACAGCTTCTTGTAAATCTTTAATATAAACATTCGCAGTAAAACGAGGTTCTGATCCACCTTTTCCATCTGGTACTAATTCATCGCAATATTTGGCAATAGCAAATAGAGAATATTTGTCTATTAAATCAAAATTATTATCTGGGTCTAACCAACGTCCTAATCCATATCGAGGATTAGTCATAATGTCTAAAAATACCCACGCTGGGTTATTACAATAGACTGCATTATAGTTAGGGCTTGTTGCGTCAAATTCGTTTTTATCGCCTCTAAACTTTCCATCCCAGTCTTGGTAAGTTGATGCATCTACTCCAGTACTTACATTACGAGTATAACTTGCAGTTGTTCTTCTAATTCCTGTATTCGCAAAAGCTTCTTCTGCTGGAAAATAGTTTGTTGGAACTTTTATTTTTAGACCACGTACTTGATATGCTCTTGATGGCATTTCTCTAAAGTCTTTTGCATCAATAATAACTGCTCCAAATGCTGTATATGGATAGTTAAGTTTATCTTCTACTATACACTCAATAGATTTAATTACAGACTGATTCTCATGTACCCAGTTACCATATTCAAAATTTGTTGCGGTTGGTCGCTGAATTGTAACTTGGAAGTCATCAAATGGTTGGAATTTTTCAGTATCAAATGAAAGAGTTGCAAGTGTAGGAGTTACTGTGTGTTTATGAATAACACTTGTTGCTGATTTTGGTAAAGTATTTGCATGTAAAGATCGACCTGATAAAGTTTTTGGTCCGTGTACAACGACTTCTTCTACCTCAGATCCATTTCTAAAGTATTTAAATAAAATTCTGTATTCTACAAAAGAAGGACCTGTTGCGTTATTTGAACTATTTTTCTTTCTAGATTCAAGTCTAGGCATTTCCACATTTACTTTAATATGATCAACAATGCCAGGATCTCCTGTTCCTATTAAAGTACTTGCTCCATAGGTGCGTCCTCCTGAGGTTGGCTCAGCTAATGGATCTCCATTTGCATCATCTAAAGTTAGTGTTGCATTACTTGGGTTTCCTGAAATTAAAGATTGTGGTAGCTCCTCGCCTATTTCATGTGCAAATGATGCACTACCAACACCTTTGGGTGATTGTAAAAATGGTTGCTCTCTTTCTCCTGTTCTGAAAGCATATCCAAAGTTTGTAAAATTAAAACGTGGAGATTCTGATTCAGGTATTCTTGGAGTACTTAGAATAATAATTGTGTTTGCTTGATCGACACCACCACCAGTTGCTAGTGTTGCTGTATTTACAGAGTAACTTGCTATTCTATCAACAAGGTCTATCTTACAGTCTGCATTTGATACAGTAGTTGCGGGAGCAAGTGCTACTTTTACTGCGGCAGTATTAATAAATTCTGTGATTGTGGCTGCAAAATTACCTCCATCTACTCCTGCTCCTTCAATTCTTAATTGAGGTACTAATTCTGTAGATGCAGTTTGAACATCATCGCTTGCGAATGACATTATGCTTGTATTTGTTGTAACTATTTTGGAACCAGCAGTGGTGCTGACAGCGGCTGTGCCTTTCTTTTTACCCCCAACCACTAATACCTGTCTAACACCATCGCTAGTATCTAAACCATCAAAAACATTTGTAGAAAGATTATCGGTTAGTTTATTATTTGCTGAATCATATGCGATATCCGTACCTTTTCTTGTTGCAAAACTTTCGGCATACTGATATGAAACTGCTGGAGCTCCGTTAATAAGAACACTAGCGGCACCATCAATTAGACCTTCTATTGGTCCTTCTGAGACTAAGTCATACACTACAGCTGTTTGATGCTTTAGTGATGTTACATTTGTTGATAAATTGCCTGGTGCTGCTGATCCTATACCACCATTTGCAGTTGGGTTATTAAGTGCCATCTATTTTCCTATTTGCTCCAAGTCTTCAATAATTTCTTCAGTAATATTATTATACTGATCTGCTAATAAATTCCAGTCTATGTTTGAAGTTCCACCTGTGTATATTGCACCACTTGAACCCATACCTTGATTAGAATATCCTCCACCGACACCGCTAACCCAGTAGTCTTCTCCACCTTGCCAATCTTCATCAGAATTTGTATTCGTAGATCCTGTAAAAGTAAATCCTGCGGATTGTGTTACTCTTGTGTTTGTAAAGCCAAAGTTTATTGGTGCTCCTCCTATTTCTAGTTTTCCATAACAGAGAGGAACTGGAATACCTTGTTTTACATTATTAACTGGTCCATTAAATAAGTAGGCTTCATTTGTATCAGATGGTGAATCTTTCATTAGTTTATCAAGTGTGCCTTCTATAACTAACATACTACCAAGTGCAAATGTCGCTGCTGCTATTGCTCGTCCTGTAGTTCCAGTTGGGTCTATAAAGAAAGATGCAATCATTAAAATATAACCAATTGTTTGTTTTGCATTTGAACCTTCTACTGCTGGAGAAATTACTAAATCTTGTCCGCCAAGACTAAGTAATGCATCAGTATCACCATCAATTAATTCTTCACCTTTCTGGATTGTATAGTGTATACCTTTACCTGCTTGTTCAGTAATATAATTTAAAAAACCTTCACGTTGCACAGAAATTCCTCGTATAGCTTCTACGATGTTTCGTGCTTCGAGTTTCCAATGAGATCCAAATTTCTCGCCAAGATCTCCTGTTAAATAAATATTTGTCATGCTGGTTCTAAAATAAATACCTCTTTTTGTGGATACGATACAATCATATATGGTATCCTTTGTGCGTTACAACAATCAATATCATGTTGACTTGGTTTACAATCGCTCATGTAGTGACTATGGACTATGTATTTTATCAAAGAATTTAGTTGATATTTAACTACAATCTTTGAGTCGATTTTAAAGCTATTCTTTTTATCGTCTGCTAAATTTTCACATTCAATGAAATCGCCATTCCGTAAAAGAAGTCCACACATTTCATTAGGTGCCGCTTTCTCTGCTGCTAAGAAGATCTTATCCAAAATCTTTAGCGGCGGGGAAACCACCGAATGGAATTACTACATTAGTACTAAATTCAGTTTTACCTGTAGTAGATGTATTACCAGTATTAATTGGCGTAAATCCAAATCTCATTCCACAAGAAGTGAGAGATTTGCCACAGATATCACCTCTTTCCCAGTAAGTACTGTAAGTAGGTGCAACATTAATACTTGCTTTCTTTGCTTTCCACATAAGTGTTTTGTTATAAGTTGCAGAACTTGCTACATTATCTGTAAAAGTTACATAGTCATTCTTTTTATCATCTGAGTAAATAAAATACTCTGTTCCATGACTATAAGTTGCATAAGTTCTTACTCTTTTAAAATTCTCATTTGTATCTGTTGGAGTTCCAAGTGCAGTTTTTGTACCTTGTGTTGCTACTTGCCAATAATTATTTACTGTCTGACTACTTACTGTTCCATTTGCTGCAGCTCTGCTTGCAGTTGTTTGTGTGTACCAATAAGTATCAAGTGATAAAGTATTTGCTCCTGATTCACTTGTCCAATTTCCAAAAGTAAGACTACTAGGTACAATATACTCATCATCTTGATTTACATATACTTTATATGTTGTTGCACCATTTTCTGTATATAAATGTCTAGCTTCATAAGTGCTGTCGATTCTCCAAGTACATCCGCTTTTTGCTTTTTGATACTCTGATAAGTGATCACTTGCACCTTGATATTCCCAAGGACATCTATTTACTACTACTTGTCTGTATGGAATTTTAATTCCTTCTAATTCAAAAGGAACTCGTAAACTAAATTCTACAGATATTTTTGTTCTTGTTTTAATTCTGTCAATATAAAAAACTTGTCGTGGATACTCAGTTGGAGGATTTGTTGCTGAAGCTTCTCCATATAAGTATTTCTTTAAAGTAGTTCTACGAATAACTCGATTACCAACTAAAGAATCATAGTCGGTTGTTCCTACTGCTCCACTAAAAACACTTGTTGCATTTGCTATTGTAAAACTTGGATTTGGATAAGTTCCTGATGCTTGATGCTCAAAACCTTTTGCTTGTACAGGTGCAGCAACATAAGTATTTATCTGAGAATTATTTGAATAATCTCTCATTTGTATTGTAGATAAATCAGCTTCAAGACCTACAGCAAAGTATGCCCAAGTATTTTTGGCATACTCAAATTCATAAAGATCAACAACGGCTGAGCCTGGATCTTGCTTTTGTAAGTCTTTTACTAAAATTTTCTCTGTCATTATGCTTCGTAAACTCTTCTAAATTGTGCATTAAGAGTGTAGTAATCATCATACACCCATGTTTGATCCCAAGTATCACAGACCACTTTTATTGTTTCTTCACTTCCACCAGCATTTGAATCTGATAATGTAAAGTTAAAGTTTGTGACTCCGCCTTTTGATTCAAAGAACGCTACGATATCATCTATATCTGCTTTTGGTCGAGTTGTAAAAGCTACATCTATAGTTTGTTCTAAACTATTTATACCGTTTGCAATTCTTTGCTCATATCCATCGCCAAAGTTAGCAACAAATACTCTTGGTTTGTTATTTCTTTTTTGTCCTCTATCTGGAACTACTACTCCGAGTGTTCCGCCTACATCAAATCCTATTGCCATTATGTACCACTCAATAATCCACCTGCGCGTTGTTCATCAGCTATTACTTCTTTAACAGCCGCTGCTATTATAAGTCCCATTTCTCCTCCACGATCTGAGGTCATGGTTGTCTCTCCGTTTGCCATATTTACATTAACAGAGATATTGTTTGTTCCACCAGATTTTCCTTGCATTTCTACTGGAATACTTCTTCCATTTGGTAGAGGAACTACAGCTTCAGTGCCATGTAATTCTGCAAGATAGCCAGAGCTTGGTCCTGTTGATACTGCTCCATCACTATACGATCTATAACCAGGTGCGTTTGCTATACCGCCTTGTCTAACTCCAAATAATGCTTTTAGACCACCCATAAGACCACCACCATTAGCCATACCACCAAAGAAGCTGTTTGCACTTTGATAAATCATTGCTGCCATTTGAATTTTTGCGGCGATTTCCATAAGTTTTGCTGCTTCTTCACTTTTTCCTGCAGCACCAAGTAACATTGAGGCTCCTCCTAAAAATTTAGTAGAAACTCCTGTGAAAGTATCGACGCCTTCCTTAAATTTATCAGCAGTAGTTTGTGTGCCTGCAAGAGTAACAGAGTTAGGATCTATTCTTTTAATTCCATTTCCTGTTGTAGTTCCTGTTGTAGTACCTGAACCTGTACTTACACCTGGAAGTGATTGTAAAGCTGTATTTAAGCTTTGTATGTTAAGTTCTAATTGATCGTATTCGAGATTTAAAGCCTCGATTTTTTCATTTGCACCTGTTGCTAATCCGATATTTTTTTCTTGAGTTTTTCGGTAGTTTTCATTTGCACTTTCTAATTTAGCTATTTCGTCTTTAATTGCCTGCAAAGTCATTGGTTGGGTATAAGGTCCATAAGGACCGTCAGTTAGAACGTTACCCGTTACCTTAGAAAAATCAGCACCTATACTCTCATAACCACCTGATTTTGCTATGACTTCACTAATTTGATCCAGTCCATCTTCTAAAAATAGTAGTCTTCTATTATTCGCTGCTTCTGCGGCTTTAGCATTATTATAAGCACTTCTAGCAGTTGTTAGTTCGTTGATGTCTCCTTTTATTCCACTTTTCTTTAATTCAGTGGCGGCAATTTCACCTTGTGTTTTAAGTCTAAAAGCAATTAGAATTGCAGCTTTATGATAGTCTGCTCCTGATTTAATTGCTTGTTCTATTTTGGAAGATGCGGTTTGCATGCCTTTTTGAAGTGCACCTCCTTCATCTACGTAAATATCTTTTGTAATCTTATTAGGATCAAACATTGTGCCCCCTAATAAGTCTTCCATCATTCTTTCACTGATTGCTTTTCCAACAGAGTCAGTTAAAGTTTTTGTTAATTCT